GCCCCGCACTCGTCCAGCCGGGTGAGGCGCAGCGTGCGCCCGCGCGCCAGGGATCCACACTGAGTGGGCATCAGGCACCTTCCTTACTGCGCCGCGTGCGCGGTCGCTTCGGCTGCTCTTCTGACTTGCCGAACAGATCGGCCACGTACGGGGCGACCAGGAACTCCCTGCCGCCCCGCTGGGAACGCACGTCGTGCACCGAGGTGGCCACCGAGAGGAGAGCGCGCGCCGTATCGGCCACGTCTCCTCTCGCGGGAACCACGATCACCCAGCCCTTGGTACTCACGCGGGCACCGCCGGTGCCGTAGCGACCGCCGGGGCGGCAATGGGCACCTGGACCGCGACGACCTCGGGGCAGTCCCACGTGACCGCGTAGACCCGCTCTGCCACGACGTCCCACTGGTTGAGGGACCGGTCCAATGTCTGACGCGGGTCCGGCTGCGGAAGGATCTCCGTGCGCCAGATCGTTGTCTTACCCGTCATGAACGCCCATACGAAGCCGGCCGCGGGGGCGACGTCGGCGGGGCCGGTGATGCCGTACCCGGAGCCGAACGACCAGACGGAGCCGAGCGGGGTGGTAAGGACGCCGCCGTTGCTGCGCTCCACCAGCTCGGAGTAGGCCGCTGCCGCGTACGCCTGGGTGTTCACGTGGATGGTGCCGACGTACCCGTAGGTGTCGTAGAACGCTTCCTCAAGCGCTGCGATGGCGGCGCCCGCACCCGCAGCCCCTGGGACGACGATCGTCGCTCCTGAGCCCGTCAGGGTGGGTGTGGCGGTGGTCAGCGCACCCCCGTCCCACACCACCTCTTCAACGAGCTGCTGTTCCCGCGTGCCGAGAAGCTGCCGGACCGCTGCGAGCATCTCCTCACCGGTGCGCCCGACCGCGCCGCAGCGCTTGCGGGCGAGCACCCAGAACGGGTCCGCCTCCATGAGGTCAGAGCCCTCATTGAACGGCTTGACCGGATTGACCGTGCACGTCTGGTCGTACGTCGCACCGTCGCCGCAGTGATCAGCGAAGAAGCTGAGCCCGGACGCGATGATGCGGGTGTCCATCGGCAGGATGGCGCCCGCTGCCGAGAACAGCCCGTATCGCAGCAGTCCTACCGGCGGCGCGGCGATCAACTGGTTGTTGTCGATGATCGTTGCCATGTCCCCTCCTTTCAGGGTGAGGCGACGGGGGCCCGCATGGACGACGGGCCCCCGTCAGTAGGAGGGGTTAGGCGGGCACCGGCGGGGCGGTGCAACCCGTGGTGTTGGCTCCGGTCGGGCCCGCGACACAGCCGGCCACGGTGTAGAGGCGCAGCCCGGGGCACGGGTAGATGGGCGCGAAGCCCTCTTCCGCGAACAGGGCCGTGAACTGGTTGGTGGCCAGCGACGCGGCGTCGTAGACGTTGGTCAGCGTGACGACGTCCTGTCGGGCGACCGCGACGGATCCGGCCGGGTAGGCGAGGAACTGGACCGACTGCGGCAGGGACGTCATGAACGGGGTCGTGGCGTCGCCGCCGGGGAATGCCGGGTTGAGGGCGCCGCCGGTGATGAGGCCGTCCTGCCAGCCGCGCACGAACTGCGGACGCACGCCGCGGGTCGAGAAGAGCGACGCGATCTGGGAGTCGGGCACGTTGAGCAGGTCGACGCCGGTACGGCGGGAGAGGTCCGCGCGGATCTGGGCAATGACCCAGTGCGGGAGGACGATCTCCAGTGTCGAATTGAACGGCATCAGCTGCTGGTAGACCAGGTCCTCACGCGCGAGTTCAACCGCGGCCAGCAGCGCGGCGGTGAACGAGTCGTCGCCGAATGCCGGGTTGGTGAAGACGGTCGCTGCGCCCGCGGTGGCGAGCATGTCGGCGAGGATGAGCCGGTTCATCTCCTGCTCGTGCGCGGCCAGGAGGCCGTCGGACCACAGGTTGACCAGCTCGGGGTATCCCGCGGCCTGAAGGAAGCTGACCCTGATGCAGAGCGCCATGACGTCCAGGCGGCGGTCCGTGAAGTCGGGGCACGGGATGACCGAGCACGTCTTGATCGTGTCCGCGATGACCTGAGCTTCGGTGAGGAAGTTGGAGCCGCCGCCGACCGCGACCGCGTTGGCGTAGATCTCCGCGAAGCTCGGCTCAGCGGTGTAGTTCAGGCCGCCGCGCCGGGCGGTGACGGTCGGGAGGTCGAGGATGCCTGTGCTGCCGTCCCACAGGCGGCAGAGGTCGTACACGTTCTCGGACGGGGCGCACCAGCCGGCCGCGGCGGTGAGGCTCTTACCGCTGTCGACGTTGTGCTGGAACTGCTTCGCCAGGGAGCCGCCGTGCAGGCGGGACTCGGACCGGGCGTGGCGCAGCACCTCCATCTGGCGATTGTTGTCGTCGCGCGCCTCAATGGTGAACTCGGCGCCGCGATCGCGCTTGAACTGCGCGATGGCCTGTCGTCCGCCGCGGCCGCCGCCGCTGCGGCCGTACTGCTGGGCGGATGCGATGAGGGCTTCGGAGACCTGGGTGAGGCCGTCGTACGCCTCACCCGCGCTCTTGCCGACGAACCCGGCGGCGTCACTGGAGACGTATGCCGTGATGCGCGCCTCTCCGGACTTGGCGACCGCCGTGGGCAGGACGGCCTGTGCGGCCATCTGAGAGACGCTGGGGACAGAGGCGACCACAGGGGCCACCACAGCCGGGGCAGGCTCCACAGCGGGCACCGGGGCCACGGGAACGGCGACGGGGAGGGTGCGCTCCGGGAGGGCTCCGAAGGAGTCGCGCTGCGCCTGCACCTGAGCGGCGGTCGCAGTGATCTCATCCAGGCGGGCACCGGCCACGGTCACGTGCTCGGCCATGAGCCCGAGCTCGGTGATCTCTTCGGGCGTCAGGTCCGGCTTGGCTGCGAGCTCTGCGCCGCGGGTGCGGGCGCTCTCGTACGCGGTCTGGACCGCCGCGTCGTCGAGTCCGTCGACGCTGAACGCCGCCGCCTCGGTCTGGGGGGTGTTCTCTTCGGGCATTGCGGAACCTTTCCGGGCACACTGGGACGGGGTGGACACATCTCAGCGACCGGCTCTCAGCTCAGCATCGCGTTGTACGGGATCAGCATAGCGCGGGGTGCCCGGCGGACCCTGGTGCACGCCGTATGCGGCCAATTCGGACACGCCCCGAGGGCCCTGAAATCAGGGGAAAATGAGGGCTGACCTGCCGCCTAGTCGGGTAAGACAGCAGATCCTGTAATCCTCACGTAAGGCAAAGCTCCCTGGGCTTCACCGGATCTGCTGTCTTATCCGACTATCTCAGAATGTGAGACAGTTGATCATGCCTTTTTACGGGGGATTGGCCGCACTGTGGCCCTTCTCCCCTTTGCGTTCTGTGCGATCCAGATGCGCGCCTCTGCCACGGTCTGTCCCGTGAAGGCCGTTACGCCCTCAATCGTGACCACGTAGTCATTGGTCGCACGGTTGCCGCCACCGCAAGATCCACATGCCATGTCAGTGCCCTCTCGTCTGCCACGCCCAGCGGGCGCGCTCTGCCGAACCATCATCCTTCGGCGCCACCGGGCCCCGCACCGGCGTCACACCGAACGTGCCGATGAGCGACTGTTGCGTCCCGTTGGAGAACGCCACCCGCGCGCGTGGCACCGGGAAGCCGGGCGTGTTCACGCTGCACACCGCGATCAGTTCCAGCTCCCCGCCGATCGGACGCCAGTCACCCGACACCGGCAGCGACATGAACTGGTCCACCCGGGCCTGGTCGGCGTAGGGGTTGATCCAGCCCGTGACCGCGATCCCGAACTCGTCGTCGTACGCACAGACCTTGGCGACCGCGGAAGCGATGTCGTCGTAGTGCTGCTGCGCAGCCCTGAAGGGGTCACCAGGGGCCGCGTGGGACGGTCCGGTCACCAGGGACCCGACAGGTACTGTCGCGCCCTCCTGCGTCCGCTGAGCCCCCACGTGGAAGTGCGCGTATCCCGAGGCGCTGTACGGGGCCGTCACGCACCCCGGCAGACCGACGTGGCACGTGTCGTGCGCAGCGATGTGGCCGAACACCCTGCCGTCCTCAGTGACCGTGAGAGGCGTCAGCCCAGTGAAGCCGGGGTCGGAGAACCAGCCAGCCGGCGGCAGCTTCTCCGCGGGCGCAGCAGCCGCCGTGAGGGCGAACGCGGCGAGCGAGGCGCTGTAGGCCGGGTAGTCCACGTATCCGTCCGGCACCATCGGTTCAACGGGCAGCGGGTCCAGCGTCAGGGATACGTCGGAGAACGCCGGGATGGCGACCAGCGTCGCGCCCGCCACGCGCCATTTGGTGACGACGAGGCGCTCCATCTCATCCATGACGTACTCGATGTCGTCGAGGTCCACGGACGGGCCGATCACCCCCGCCTCCAGTTCCTCAATGACCTTGTACGGGATGTCGTCGAGCATCGTCCCTGTGGCGGTCACCATGCCGTTGGCGAACTGGAGCGACTCCATGCGCGCCACGACGATGCTGCCGAGATGCCCGTTATCGCTCTTCTCCTGCCACGAGATGGGCAACGGAAGGTCCCGCCCTGTCCCGGCCCCCTCCACCAGGATGCGTCCGTCACCGGTCGGCACGCCCGTGCGCGCCAGCACCGCACTCCATGTCCTAGCCATTAGTCTGTCCTCCCGCTTACGGCCACGGCCCGGCACCCGCAGTAGCGCGCGTGGATGCGTGGCCGGAACCACCTGTCGAACAAGTGCCTCATGCGTCCGCCCCTCCTTGGAATTGTCGGTTCGTCCAGTCCAGTGTCTCGCCGAGGACGATCGGCAGCATGGTGCAACGGCACTGGATCACCTCGTCGGCCGGCCCCGTCGGGTCACCCGGGAACAGGAGCTGCGCCCCGCCCACGATGAACGGAGACGTGAGCAGCGTGCGCTGCTGGTCGGCGGCCACGTGCGTCGGACGGGTCCGGCTGTCCACCGTGCTGAGCCACATCTTGAACGGCGCTATATCACCACGCGACTCAGCGTCCAG